GGTAATAACGGTGTGGCTGGTAACGTTAACTTCGCTACCCGCACCGTAACTGGCGCATACGCTTCTACCTATGCTGATAACGGCAACCTGGCTGTCTCTGACAACCACGCTGTTCGTCGCTCTGTGTCGCGTACTCATGGCACTGCTACCGCCTCTGGCGTGTTCTCGGAGACTCAGTGTCTTCGTACTGCTTACGTTGGTGTTGAGGCCGATTCTCCGGCACTTGACGCTAGCCGTACTGCTGCCTAATTAGTTCTATATGGGGATCCTTTCGAGGGTCCCTTTTTTTATTCCTTTAATAACACTATTGTTATGCCGTTTACCAATAACGCTCAGGCTACACTACAAGCTGTAAATGAAATTTTATCGTGTATTGGTCAGGCGCCTGTAACCACCATTGAGGCACAGACCATCACTTATGAAGATGGAACAACTGTCGAGGCTGTAATCAACCCGGAAGTTGCAATTGCATACGAGACACTTCTGCAAGTCTCAAGGGAGGTACAAGCTGAAGGTTGGACATTCAATCGAGAGTTTGAGTATCCCGTAGTCCCAGATGTTAACGGACACATCTCTCTCACTAATGGTATGTTGCAGATTGACCTTAGTGAAACAGTAGGGAATACTAACTATGATACCGTGCTCCGTAACGGTCGTCTCTACGATAAGATTGAACATACAGATGTATGGGATACCACTAAGACATACTCTGTTGATGTTCTTTGGTATCAAGAGTTCCCTGATCTTCCCCAAGTATTTCGTGATTACATCACAGCACGTGCTGCAACAAGGTGTGCTATTCGTCTTGTTGGTGATGTAAACCTCACTCAATCATTGGCATCCTTTGAGACGTGGCGTCGTGCTAACTGTCTTGAGTATGAATGTAATGAAGGTGATTACACGATGTTTGGATTCAAGAAAGGTTCTGGGTTCTACAACAGCTATAAACCATTCCAGGCTATCTTACGATGACAGCAGTATCTCAACGCATCCCTCTTTACACTGGTGGTGTATCACAACAAGCCGATGAAAAGATGGGCTTAGGACAAGTAAAGGAGGCTTTGAACTGCTACCCTGATGTTACCCTAGGTATGATTAAACGTCCTGGTGGTAGGTTCACTGGTCTATTGAATGGACTAACTCCCAACAGTGCTGACACTCAGAAGTGGTTCAACATCTTCAGGGATAATGATGAGAAGTACATCTCTACTATTGCACCTAACGGTACACCTCGGGTGTGGAACTTAGTAACAGGTAACGAAGCTACTGTTAACTACCCAGCTGGTAAGGAAGCAGCGGTTAAAGCTTACCTAAATGCTGCTGATCCACGTAACCTAAAGACCCTTACTATTAACGACTTCACCTATATCGTTAACAGTGAGAAGACTGTAACTGCTAAGACTGCCCCCACCTTTACACCAAACCTACAAGCTACTATTGTTGTTAACTTGGTTGAGTATGATACAACCTATAGTGTAACGATTGGAGCTTCTACGTATTCCTTTAAGTCAGGACCTGTTCCTGTACAAACTAATCCTGGTGATCCCATCAACCCCATTAAGTTGGCTGATGTTACCAATGGTATCAGTGCTGCTATCACTGCTGGATTCGCAACAAAGACCATTATTGATAATACCATCTACCTAACCTTTGCTACTAGTACTACTATTTCAGTGACTGGTGGTCTAGATGGTAAAGCTATTCGCTTCTTCCAAGATGCAGTCGATACCTTCTCACGTCTACCTGAACAAGGTAAGCATAATCAAGTTGTCAAGGTTACCAATACTAATGCTAGTCAGGATGACTTCTATCTGAAGTTCATTGCAGAGAATGGTACAGGTGGTAAAGGTTATTGGGAAGAGACAGTATCACCTGCTGTTAGTCTTGGCATTAACGAAGAGACAATGCCTATTGTTCTGATTCGTGATACACTCTCCCCTCTTGTCTTTACTGCTACCTTCCTTGATGGTTCAGTAACGATCAACACCTTAGCCCTTAAATGGGAACCACGATTGGTAGGTGATGAGGAGTCCAACAGTCACCCATCCTTTGTTAATAACACCATCCAAGATGTATTCCTATTTCAGAATAGACTTGGTTTCTTGACTGAAGATAATGTGTCGATGTCACAGGCTGGTGACTACTATAACTTCTACCATAAGTCTGCTACAGTTTTAGGTATTGCTGATCCTATTGACCTTAGCTGTGCTAGTATTAAGCCAGCTACAATTAGATCCGTTACACCAATTACTCAAGGTCTATTGCTATTCAGTGATAGCCAGCAGTTCCTTATGGAGTCTGAAGATGGACCGTGGACTGCTACTGCTGTAACCATCAGGACTATCTCTAACTACGAATGTGACCGTTATCTTAAACCTGTTGACCTAGGCTCTACTGTTCTCTACACGAGTAGGAACCAAAGCTGGACTAGAACTTTTGAGATCTTTACACGAGGACAACGAGAGACCTTCAGTGAATGAATCCAGTAAGTTAGTACCTGAATGGATTCCACGTACTATCACTGATACAACTGGTAGTTCACAGAATGGTCTTTGGGTTGGTTCTGGTAAAACCTCCAACATTCTTTACCTGTTTAGGTTCTTTGAGCAAGGAGATGAACGAGTCTTATCCTCTTGGGTTAAGTGGGTTCTTCCAACTAATGCTATCCATACAGCTATTCAGAATGACATCTTGTATGTCTTGAGTAGTGATCTAAATGGTTACAATGTCTCTCAACACAACCTAGTGCTGTCACCTACGACTGGCGGTCTACTTAATGGCCTAGGTAACAATGTAGATCCACACCTTGATCTCTGGAGTGAGGTGACTGATGCTTCGATTGTTAACCCTACACCTCCTACCCAACCAGCATATGACCCTGTAACACGTACTACTAAGGTCTATCTCCCTACCTATTTTGATACCACAAAAGTGATTAACTTTGTTGTTGGTATTGAGAAAGGAGCTGGGGTTGGTTCTACTGCACTTGCACTTAGCTCAGGTTATTATGGTGTAGTAACTGTAGAGACTGATGGTGGTGGTGATTACTTCACGATCTCTGGTGATGTCTCAAACAACTTCATCTACGTTGGGTATGAGTACAATATGGAGATAACCCTCCCTCGTTACTACTACTCAATGGGTGAAGCAGGTGTAGACTTCACAGCGGTCACTACAACGTCCCGTATGGCGTTCTACACAGGTTTAGGTGGTGATGTATACTTCAGCATCTTAGACCGCTCTAGGACGACCTGGAGGAGTATTGACGGTGCTCGTATTGCCGACTTCTATGCTGCTGATACCTCACCATTCAGACAAGCATTTGTTTATAAAGTTCCTATTTATCAGAGGCCAGACAATTACACAATGAAAGTTACTTCAAATACTCCATTCCCTGTTAGTCTGGTGGCTATGCAATGGGAAGGACAATACTCTCCTGGATTCTTTAGGAGGAGCTGACTATGGATTTAATTACTCTAGGGTTAGGACTTGGTGGTGCCATCCTTGGTGGTATTGGTGGTCAATCTCAAGCTGATGCTCAGAACGAAGCCATTGAGCGTCAGTACAAGTATGATATGACCTCTTGGCGTTACGGTAAGAAGTCTACTAAGGCTGACTATCGTCATCGTATTAAAGATTGGCGAATGAATATACGCAATGATGAAACAATCAGTGCGTGGAAGGATGCAACCAATCTACAGGATTGGGAATATAACCTAAAGATTCAGGACTATGAGTATTCCTCTCAGATGAGGCAATACAACAAGTCTAATGAAATTGCTGATCAACAGCTCACCTTTAATGCTATGGCACAGAAGGTAGCTAATGAAGCAGAGTATCGTAAACTAGAAGATTCTACAAAAGAGATTGCATTCCAAAACCAAGACCTTATCCTTAAAGCTATACAATCTGAAGGGGCTGCTGCAGTCAAAGGTCAACAAGGTAGGAGTGCAGATAAAGCAGGACAAGCTGAACTAGCATCTCTTGGTCGTAACCAAGCTATCCTTGCTGAGTCCTTACTTAGTGCAAGGGCTGATACAGAAGCGGCTATGAAGAAAGTTGCTACGGATAAGTTTGGTGCTGAT